TAGTGTTTTATGGTATGCCAATACTTGCAGAGAACAATAAACCTAGGCTTTTGTATTATTTAAGACGTAGAGGTTACAGAGGTTTTAGTATGAACCGACCTGATAAAGTTTGGAATAAATTATCTGTTGCAGAGAAAGAAGTTGGTGGTATACCAAACTCTAGCGAGGATATTAAACAAGCTCACGCCGCTGCGATTGAAATGTATATACAAGACCATGTAGGTATGAATAAAGATGGTAGTTTTGGTAGTTTGTATTTTAACGAATTGTTAAATGATTGGGCTAAATTTGATATAAATAAAAGAACTAAATATGATGCAACAATAAGTTCTGGCTTAGCTATAATGGCAAACAATAGACATTTATATAGTCCAAATCCAAAAGTTGAAAAACCAAAAATAAATATAAATATTTCCAGATATAATAATACTGGAGCTAATTCACAAATAATAAAATAAATATGGCATATTCTGGTAGAGCATATTTTCCTAGTCAAACAGTTAGTGACGCCGAAAAAATAAGTTATGATTACGGTTTAAAAGTTGCTAAAGCTATAGAAACAGAGTGGTTTTACGAAGATAGAAACTATAGCAAACACATGTATTACAAAAATGACTTTCACAGCTTAAGGCTATACGCTAGAGGTGAACAATCAATACAAAAATATAAAGATGAATTATCTATAAATGGTGATTTATCATACCTTAATTTAGACTGGAAACCAGTACCTATTATACCTAAGTTTGTAGATATTTTAGTAAACGGTATGTCAGAAAGAATTTATGATATAAAAGCTTTTTCTCAATCACCAAACGGTATTGAAAAAAGAACTAAATATATGCAGTCTATTATGGACGACATGGAATTTAAAGAGTTTAACGATTTTGCTCAAGAAAACTTTAATGTTGACACTACAGAGAGTGACATGGAAGTTTTACCAGAGACAACTGAAGAGCTTCAATTACACATGCAATTAGAGTACAAGCAAGAAGTTGAACTAGCTCAAGAGCAAGCTTTAAACGTTTTAATGGAAGGTAATAAATATGATTTAATACAAAAACGTTTTTATTACGATTTAGCCGTATTAGGTATCGGTGCTGTAAAAACTGACTTTACAACTTCAGAAGGCGCAACTATAAAGTATGTAGATCCTGCAGACTTAGTTTATTCTTACACAGACTCTCCTTATTTTGATGATATATATTATGTTGGTGAAGTTAAATCTATACCAGTAAACGAACTAGCAAAACAATTTCCTCACTTAACAGAAAGTGATCTTGAAGATATTATGAAGAATAAAACTTATAATAGAAGTAATTACAATAATAGATATTCAAGAAAAAAAGAAGACAATAACACAATAGAAGTTTTATATTTTAACTATAAAACTTATATGAACGAAGTTTACAAAATAAAAGAAACTGGTACAGGTGCTGACAGAATAATACCTAAAGACGATAACTTTAATCCACCTGAAAACAAAGAAGGTGAATATTCTAAATTACTAAGATCTATAGAAACTCTTTATGAAGGAGCTTTAATACTTGGTACTGAAAAACTTTTAAAATGGGAAATGGCAACAAATATGATGCGTCCTAAAAGTGATTACACTAAAGTTAAAATGAATTATGCTATTGTAGCTCCAAGGATGTACAATGGAACTATAGACTCTTTAGTAAAACGTATAACAGGTTTTGCTGACATGATACAGTTAACACATTTAAAGCTACAGCAAGTAATGTCACGTATGGTACCTGATGGAGTTTATTTAGATGCTGATGGTTTAGCAGAAGTTGATTTAGGAAATGGTACTAACTATAATCCACAAGAAGCTTTGAACATGTTCTTTCAAACAGGTAGTGTTATTGGTAGATCGTTTACAAGTGAAGGTGATATAAATCCTGCTAAAGTACCAATACAAGAAATTACTTCTGGCTCTGGTGGAAATAAAATGCAAGCGCTTATAGGTAATTATAATTATTACTTGCAAATGATAAGAGATGTTACCGGATTAAACGAAGCTAGAGATGGTAGTATGCCAGATAAAAATGCTTTAGTAGGCGTACAAAAGTTAGCGGCAGCTAACTCTAACACTGCAACTAGACACATATTGCAAGCTGGTTTATTCTTAACAGCAGAAACAGCAGAAAACCTTTCGTTAAGAATATCAGATATATTAGAATACTCTCCAACTGCAGATGCTTTTATTCAAGCTATAGGTGCTCACAATGTAGCTACATTAGATGATTTAAAAGAACTACATCTTTATGACTTTGGTATATTCTTAGAACTTCAACCAGACGAAGAAGAAAAAGCAAGGTTAGAAAACAACATACAAATGGCATTGCAACAACAAAGTATAGATCTTGAAGATGCTATTGATCTTAGAGAGATACGTAATATTAAACTAGCAAATCAAATGCTAAAAATACGTAGAACTAAAAAGCAAGAACGTGATAGACAAACACAGTTAGAGAATATACAAGCGCAATCACAATCTAATACGCAAGCTGCTCAAGCTGCCGCTCAAACAGAAATACAAAAAGAGCAAATGTTAAATCAAGGTAAAGCTCAAATGGAACAGTTGAAAGCTCAAATTGAAGCTCAAAAAATGCAAGCAGAAGCTAATCTTAAAAAAGAATTAATGCAATTAGAGTTTCAATATAACATGCAGTTAAAAGGAGTTGAAGCACAAACATTAAAAGATAGAGAAAAAGAGAAGGAAGATCGTAAAGACGAAAGAACAAAAATTCAAGCATCACAACAAAGTGAAATGATTGAACAAAGAAAGACAGGTAAACCACCTAAAAACTTTGAGTCTGCAGGTAATGATATACTAGGCGGAGGTTTTAATTTAGGTAGTTTTGAACCTAAATAGATTTTATTAATTATTATTATATTATATTATGGAAGAAAACAAAGAAAACGTAGTTGAAGAGACTACGAAAGAAAACGTTACTAAAGTAAATATTAGTGACAAAAAAGAAGATGACAATGTCATCAAGGTAAATTTAGATAATCCACCAAAAAAAGAAGAAGATGCCACTGAGAAGCAAAGCACAGATGAGGTACCTGTTCGCGACGGATCCGAAGCTAGCGAAGAAGTTCGTGAAGAAAACGAAGAAAAGCTTGAAGAGTCTACCGAACAAAGTAAAGAAGAAGAAAAAGAAGAAATAGTATTAGAAGAAATAACTGAAGATTCAACAGAAGAAGAAATAGCTGAAGTTGAAGAACAAGTTGAAGAAGCTATTGCTGAAGCTGAGGCTACTGGCAAACCTTTACCTGAAAACATACAAAAATTAGTTGATTTTATAGAAGAAACAGGTGGTGATATTAATGATTACGTAAGGCTTAATCAAGACTATAGTAAGTTTAACAATGATGATTTATTATACGAATACTATAGACAAACAAAGCCACACTTATCAAATGAAGAAATTAACTTTCTTATGGAAGATACTTTTTCTTACGACGAAGAAGTTGATGAAGAAAGAGATATAAAAAGAAAAAAATTAGCGTTAAAAGAGCAAGTTGCCAGCGCTAAAGCCTACTTAGACGGGCGAAAGTCTAAATACTATGAAGAAATTAAAGCTGGTTCAAAGCTTACGCCTGAACAACAAAAAGCTTGGGATTTCTTTAATAGATACAACAAAGAGTCAGAAGAAACTCAAAAAATAGTAAAACAGAGTACCGAAGTTTTTACACAAAAAACTAATCAAGTTTTTAACGACAAGTTCAAAGGTTTTGAATATAATGTTGGTGATAAAAAATATAGGTTTAATGTAAAAGATGCTAATGAAATAAAAGCAGCTCAAAGCGATATTAATAATTTTACTAAAAAGTTTTTAGATAAAAATAATATGTTAAAAGATGCTAAAGGTTATCATAAATCATTATTTACGGCAATGAACCCTGATGCTATTGCAAAACATTTTTACGAACAAGGTAAAGCTGACGCTATGAAAGAAAGCGTAGCTAAATCAAAAAATATTAATATGAAACCAAGACAAGCTCACGGTGAGGTTGAAGTTGGTGGAATAAAAGTAAAAGTACTTGGTGATAACTCTTCTGATTTTAAGTTTAAAATTAAAAACAATAAATAACAATTAAAAATTTAAAATTATGGCAATTTCTAATCCTGGTGGTAATTTGAATAGCGTTCCTGCTCCAATACAGCAAACGTTACAAACTAACTACCTAGACTTAGCGTCTTCAACTGGACAAGGTTGGGCGCAACAATATGTACCAGATCTAATGGAGAAAGAAGCTGAAGTATTTGGTCCTAGGACTATTTCAGGTTTCTTAGCTCAAGTTGGAGCTGAAGAAGCGATGACTGCTGACCAAGTTGTTTGGTCTGAGCAAGGTCGTTTACACTTATCTTATTTAGGACACGTTCACTCTACTACTGGTGGTGCTGATTCAAGTTCTCAAATAGATATTATTTCTGATATTGATGGTAACACTGATGTAGCTTCTGGTAATCACGGTATACGAGTTAATGATACTGTTATTATTTCTGATCCTACTAACGGTGTTGTTAAAGCTTTAGTAGTTACAGTTGCAACTGATAGAATTGACGTAGCTCCTTATGGTGCTGCTGCTTTAACAGGTACAACTTCTGGTAGTGCTACAACTATATTAGTTTATGGTTCTGAATATCCAAAAGCTAGTCAATACTTTGTAGCTGCTGGTAATGCTGCTACTGATACTAGAGGTGCTAACGAGCCTTCTTTCAAATCATTCAACAATAAGCCAATCATAATGAAAGATTACTACGAGGTATCAGGATCTGATGCTTCTAGAATTGGTTGGGTTGAAGTTTCTTCTGAAGATGGTGGTGCTGGATACTTATGGTACTTAAAAGCTGAAGCTGATACTAGAGCTCGTTTTACTGACTATATTGAAATGGCAATGCTTGAAGCTGAAAAAGGTGGTGCTGGAAACGATATCACTGAAGAAGCTGGTGTTATGGGAACTGGTGCTGTTGTAGCTAACGACACTTCTAAAAACACAGGTACTGAAGGTTTATTTGCTGCTATTGAAGATAGAGGTAATATAACTACTGGTGTTACTGGTGTTAACGCTGCAACTGATTTAGCTGAGTTCGATGCAATACTTGCTGAGTTTGATAAGCAAGGTGCTATTGAAGAATACATGATGTTTGTTAACAGAGCAACTAGTTTAGCTATTGATGATATGTTAGCTGGTGGTACATCTTACGGTGTATTTAACAACTCTGAAGACATGGCGTTAAACTTAGGTTTCTCTGGTTTCAGAAGAGGTTCTTACGACTTCTACAAATCTGACTTTAGATATTTAAATGATAAAGCTACTAGAGGTGGTATTAACTTGACTGCTGGTGCTAATGCAATCAGAGGAGTCATGATACCTGCTGGTACTTCTACTGTTTATGATCAAAATGTTGGTGGTAGCGCAAGACGTCCTTTCTTACATGTAAGATATAGAGCTTCACAAACTGATGACCGAAGAATGAAAACTTGGGTTACTGGTTCTGTTGGTGCTGCTACATCTGCTTTAGATGCGATGCAATTACACTTCTTATCAGAAAGATGTTTAATTACTCAAGGTGCTAATAACTTTATGTTATTGAAGTAAACTATTTTTAAAAGACCGGGGCTTCGGCCTCGGCCTTTTATTTTATTAATTTTATTATATATTATATTATGGCAAAAAAAGAAAAAACAGAAAAGGTAGAGGTACCTGTTGTTGAAACACCAGTTGTTGAAACTGCAAAACCTAAAAAAGCTCAAGTCAAAAAAGACGAGTGGGAAGTAAGAGATAGAGTTTATAAATTAAAAGGAAGAAAAAGACCTTTAAGTTATATGTTAAAAACTTCTAACGTTTATTATTTTGACAAAGAAAAAGGTTATGAAAGAGAACTTAAATATTGTCAAAACCAAAGAACTCCTTTTGTAGACGAAATGATTGGTGATCAAAGATTAGAACATATAGTTTTTAGAAGTGGTAACTTATTTGTTGAAAAAGAAAAAACTACATTGCAAAAACTATTATCTTTATACCACCCTCATAGAGATAAAATATACGAAGAGCATAATCCTGTAGCTATAGCAGAAAATCAAATAGAATATTTAGAGTTAGAAGCTGACGCAATATTAGCTGCTAGAGAAATGGATATTGATATGGCAGAGGCTATACTACGTGTGGAAAAAGGTTCTGAAGTGTCTAACATGAGTTCTAAGGAACTTAAAAGAGATTTATTAGTGTTTGCTCGTAATAACCCTGCTTTATTGTTAGAGTTAGCTTCTGATGACAATGTTCAACTTAGAAACTTTGGTATTAAAGCTACTGAACTTGGTATTATAAAATTATCATCTGATCAAAGAAACTTTATGTGGGGTTCTAACGATAGAAAAATAATGACAGTACCATTTGACGAGCATCCATACACTGCTTTAGCGCATTGGTTTAAAACTGATGAAGGTATGGAAATATATGCAAATATAGAAAAAAGATTAAATTAATCTAACTGTAGTGGTAGTCGCCCTACGGGGCGATTACAAACTACAATAAAAAAATATTATGGCGATAAACATAAACACAGTATATCAAAAAGTATTAGCACTTGCTAATAAAGAGCAAAGAGGTTATATAACACCACAAGACTTTAATTTATTTGCTGATATGGCTCAAATGGATATATTTGAACAGTATTTTTATGATAAGAATCAATTTTTAAGAACGCCAGGTAATAACACTATGTCATCAGATATGGTTGAGTTATTACAAGAAAAAATAAAAATATTTGAAAGTTTTACACCATCTAGAGTTGAACCTGTAAATAACGCTGGTTGGGTTTATTTGTATGATCATACTCCAGAAAGATTTAACCTTCTTGATCTTGATAAAAGAGAAGGATCTGATTTGTATAGAATACAAAGAGTGCAAATAGTTTATGAAGACACTAAAATTCCTTCTGTAGCTAAATTAGTAGATAGAAAAGAAGATAGTTTATATACTAGATCAATATTAAGTAATGTTGACTCTGGTGGCGGAACAAAACTTCATCCGACATATATGTTGTTTACTTCTACAATAAACTCAAATAGACACGCTACTAATAGAGGTAATGAAGTAATTCAAATAAAACCTTATCCACAACCACCACTTAGAGACGATAATAATAAATTAATACTTAACGAGTTTGGCTTACCTACTTTACCAGATAAAATTCAAATTTTTTATATAAGAAAACCTAAAAAACCAAACTGGGCGTATAGCGTTGTAAACGACGTTGCGTTATTTAATTCTACTAATTCACAAAACTTTGAACTTCATCCTTCAGAAGAAAATAAACTAGTTATAAAAATACTACAATTAGCAGGTATAAGTTTAAAAGACTATGGCTTAGTTCAAGCAAGCTCTACAAAAGAAAATACACAAATTCAACAAGAAAAATCATAAATAAATGGGATTATTAGACGGAACAACACAAAACGAATACTACCAAGGTAACAACTATGGTAATTATCAATTTACTTCTTTAGAAACTGTAGTTGCACAATTTGAAATATCTTATGTTGGTGAAGGTAAAATAATACCTAAAGTAAAAAGACAAGACATTGCGTTTCATGCAATGCGAGCTTTACAAGAGTTATCTTTTGATACTTTTAAATCTTTCAAGTCTCAACAAATAGACGTTCCACCTAGCTTACAAATGATATTACCTCATGACTATGTTAACTATACTAAAATATCATCTGTAGATACTTCAGGTGTAAAACACCCTTTATATGAAACTAAACATACAAATAATCCTTTTCAAATAAAACAAAATGATGATGGGAGTTATTTTTTTGGAGCTGAAGAAAATAATGTTACTAATCCTAACTTTGAAGTTCCTTTCACTTTTACAAATGACAGTTGGTTAATTTCGGCACCTGGAAAAAGTAAAGCTTGGTCTGGCTTTAACCTTAGTAACGCTGGTAAATATTATGTACAAAACATTAAAGATGAAATAAGCCTTATTGATGATGAATTAGTTTTTAAAATGTTATGGGAAAATGGAGCTAATCAGATTTCAAGTAGAGCTTATGGTTGTTGGCAGCGTATTGATGTTGATCTTGCTACTACTATAGATTTAAGTGCTGTTGCTAGTTCAGGCGCTCGACAAACAGATGATTCTGGAAACTTACTTTGTGATTTTGGTGTCGTAAGAGTAGGTATAACCTCTACAGATCCTATTGTTGGATGGACTAATCCTAATAGTGGTCATATTTTACCAGCTACTAATACAGCTCCATATGCCGGCTCTCCTAATGAAACGCCTAATAAAGATATAAGTAATTATGATTTAGGATATGTAGAGTGGTCAGATGGTACAACTAGTGAAAAAGTGCTTGAAAATATAGATGTTAGCGCTCATACTGAAGTTTGGGTTTACATACAATCTTATTCACCTTGGCAACAAGCTGCTGTTACTACACTTATTACAGGATCATTTATTGGTGGTACAACTCAACCTGATCCACTAGTATCTGCAAACAACACTCACCAAGTAAATTCTGTTGATTTTGTATCTGTTATAGTGCCAGGCCAAAACTTAAGTTTATCTCATGCTAATGAAGATAGAAACTCTTCAACTTGGAATAATTTTAAAAGTAACAACCCAAGTGAAAATGATATGCACGATTATAGAGATTATGATAATCATGTTTATTGGCCTAATGAAGGAAAAAGATATGGATTAGAACCTTCTCACGCGCAAGTAAATGGTTCTTTTTATATAGATCAACTTAGAGGAAAAGTGCATTTTAGTTCTAATATTTCAGGAAAAACTGTAATCTTAGATTATATAAGTGATAGTCTTGGAACAGATGGTGAAATGCAAGTTCATAAATTAGCAGAAGATGCTATGTATAAACATATGCTACATGCAATTGTATCTAGTTCTTCTTATGGTCAAGCTTTAGTACCTAGATTAACAAAAGAAAAGTTTGCAGCAGTTAGAAAAGCTAAACTAAGACTATCTAATATAAAACTAGAAGAGATAACTCAAGTTTTACGAGGAAAGTCAAAACAAATTAAACATTAATTAAATGCCGGAAATAAAGCATAACTTTGCCAATGGTAAAATGAACAAAGATCTCGATGAGAGAATTGTTCCAAATGGAGAATATAGAGATGCGGTAAATATACAAGTTGCAACTTCTGAAGATTCTGACGTTGGTACCATACAAAACATATTAAGTAACTACGCTATAACTAGTCAAGGTATAATTAATGAAGATAGCTATTGTGTTGGTTCTATTGCTGATGAAAAAAATGACAGCTTATACTACTTTATAACATCAACAAAAAATCAGTTTTATTCACAAAAAACATACGAAACTTCTCAGGCAGGAGCTGATAATGCGTACGCAGGTCCTAGTGATTTTAAACATCATTCATGGTTATTTTTAGAAGGTGTTTTTATTGATTCTACAAATGCTAAATACCAAAATTTAAATTACGATACTTCAATAGGTGGTTCAGGTCGTAGGTTTTATAATATTCCTGATGATCTGCTTAATTTTAATGCTGATGAAAATGGTATTACCATAAGTTCAGATCCTAATATTCAAACTACTCAGTATTCAAATGCACAACATCAAATAGATTTAGTAGATGGTGAGACTTATAGAATAAAAGTAGAGTTTGAAAACGTTGATAATGGAAATGACGCAAGTAGTGATCAAATAAAGTGGTTTTTAGCTGGGCATAGCCTTGCTGGTGGTGATGTTAATTATAGACCTTTTGGTAATCGTAAAGCTTTAGATGGTGTTTTAGAAGAAGAATTTACATTTGATGCAAGTTTAAATAACTCTGTACCTAATATGATATTTGTTATTGAAATGGGTAATGGAAATCAATTTGTAAAATCATTAACTTTAAAAAACATATCACTTGTAAATGTTACTAGAGCTGTAGATATAATTTTAAAATACGACACTAAAAAAGATAACGTTACACCAGTTTTAATAGATTCAAATGGAGACGTTTTAAAATTTGAATATGGTAGACATATAACTGGTATTAACATAATAGATGATTTGTTATTTTTTACAGATAATAATAATGAGCCTAAAAAAATAAATATTAATAGATGTATAAAAGGTACGTCTTCTTATGATCCTGCATTAAACGGACCAAGCATACCTCATACTAATTTTATTAACGAAACAACAGGCTTATCTGTACCAATAAGAGAAGAACACATAACAGTTATAAAGAAACAACCTATTATAGCTCCAACAATAGATTTAGTATCAGAAAGACCAGATTTACCACCTGTAGATGTTAATGGAGTTTCAGTTCCACAAACATATACTGGTGTTATAAGAGTTGCTCGTAATGATTCTGGATCTGCGTTTGTTAGAGGAGCTGACAACTTAGCTAACAACTCTTCTTTTTGGTTTGGTACTGCAGGTACACCTGGTAGTGCTTTTAACCATTTACACGATTTTGTTTCAATGAGTGTTGGTGAAAGATTTGCTTCTCGTATAGAAACTGATATAAATGGAGATAGTGGATTTAAATTAAATTGGAGTGTAGGAGATGTTATATTGTTTAAAGAGTTTGGAGGACTTAATTTTAATGAAGCGCCAGGTATACCTATAACTGATTATAGAGTTAAAGCACGAATAGTTAGTTGGTACATAAATGATTTTACTGACGTGCCTTCAGATCAAATAACTAATGGTAGTTTTAATACACCAACCAGTAATGGTAGTTTTGTTACAAATTGGATTGCAACTGGCGGTCCAACTTTTAATGCTGCTAATCAACAGATAGATTTTGATGCTGCTGGTTACAGTATAATTACACAGTCTATGCCTCAACTAGTAATTGGAGGTGAGTACTTAATGACAGTTACTGTAGAAAATCCACCAGGTGGGTCTTTTTCAGGAGAAGGAAATGCTTATGTTGTAGTAGAGTCAGCAAGATTTAACAATCATCCTACAACAGGTAGTAATAGTTTCGGGGCTGACGACATGCACCTTTTTAGAATTAAATTTGAAGCTCCAGGTACTTATACTAGAACTTGCGTTTTAGAGCCTTTTCACCCTTCGTTTAATGAACCTGACAACATTGGCTCTTACACTCCAGCAGGTTGGACTTGGTCATCTCCAGCATCTAATATAGATAGTCAATTCAGAGTATATACAGGTTCTGGTGGAGGTAATTTTTCAGTGTCTCAAGTTAAGTTTGAAAGAGTAGATCAATCTAATGCACAATGTTTATTTGAAATAATTGATATAAATGGAACACCACCTACAGCGCCACCAAGTTTTAACGAATTAAAATACGCTGCAGATAAAGAAGAAAATAAAGAAAAAATATTTAAATTTAAATTTCCTAGAATAGCATATAGATATAAATATCAAGACGGAGAATATTCAGCTATATCTCCTTTTTCACAACCAGCTTTTTTACCTGGATCTTTTGATTTTAATCCTAAAAAAGGTTATAACTTAGGTATGGTAAATAGAGCCGTTTCTATTGAAGTAAAAAACTATAGAAGCGATTTAATTCCAGATGGTGTTGTAGCTGTTGATTTAATATTTAAAGAAGAGTCATCACCAGATTTATATATCATAGATACTATAAAGCCTAACACTATAGGTAGTAGCTGGGATGATGGTAACGTTGTTCAAATAAACAATCAAGGTCTTTATATGCCTGGTGGTTATACAATATCTAACGAGCAAATTAAAAACGTTATAGAAACAAATCAAATATTAAGACCTTATGATAATGTTCCTAAAAAAGCTTTAGCTCAAGAAATAACAGGTAATAGAGTAGTTTATGGTAATTATAAACAAGGTTATAATTTGATAACTGCAAATACTGTTGAAAATGCACCGTTAGGTGGAGGTTTTATATCACGTAAAGAATATTATCCTAATTTTAAATTTGACTTTTTAACTACAGACATAAACAGCTCAACAGTAAAATCAATAAAAACACTAAGAGAATATCAACTTGGTGTTGTGTTTGTCGATGAGTATGGTAGAGAAACACCAGTAATATCTAACCCAACTGGTACTAAAGCTTTATCTAAAGTAAATGCTGATAAACAAAACCAAATAAAAATTGGTTTTAATAATACAGATATTCCTTTAGAGTTAACTTATATGAAGTTTTTCATAAAAGAAACAAGTGGTGAGTATTATAATTTAGCGATGGATAGATATTATGATGGTGGTGAAGATAGAGTTTGGTTATCTTTTCCGTCTTCTGATATAAATAAAGTAAATATTGATGATTTTATAATATTAAAAAAAGCTGCTGAATCAAATCAATTAGTAGAAGAAGAAGCAAAATATAAAATATTAGATATTCAAGCTCAAGCTCCAGAGTTTATTAAAGATGAAGTAATTCAAGTAGCAAGAGTTACTCATGATAATTCTGCAGTATTACCTATTGATGTTTTTAAAACTAATTTAACTGACTGCCCAAGAGAAGGCATTGACGAGTTTAGTTTAAAATATAATCCTTTTGCAGTTGCAAGAACAGGTGGTCAACTTCATTTAATTGATACTAACGAAGTAGATCTTTACATTGAATTTTTTGATGTTGCTGTTAATACTATATCTAAAAAATATAAAATTGGTAGTATAACAACTGATCTTGATGTAGCTGCTGGTGTTGGTTATGGTGACGCAAGTTATTTTATATTTACTAGAGAAAAACTTGGAGATGATGTTAACTTTATGCTTAATTCAGCTCAAACAGGTATACAAGATGGTATACAAATTAGGTTTTATAAACACGTAAAATCTAATATGTCTAAATTTGATGGAAAGTTTTTTGTTCAAATAAATAAAGACTCTTCAACTGGTAAAGATTTAGTTTTATCTAAACTAGAAGCTTCATTAGGTAATCCTACATTTAGATTACTAGAACAAAAAAAGCTTTTTAGCATGTTAGGTAATCACGATGAGATTCACTCTAGTGCTTTTACTGGACAAAACCAAGGAGAGTACGCTAAAGACTTTGGTAGATACGCGCCGTTTTTTAGAAATTACAATGCCAATACTATAAACAGTAATTTAGGCGCTGAGTATACGCCATATATTTTTGGTGAAAAACTTACTTCAGGTGGAACTTATTATCAACAAACTACAGCTGCTGGTAAAGATTCTGATACAGCAAGTGAAGATTGGCCTAACTTACAATATACTGCTGTAAGCGATGCTACAGACTATGCGAATAGTTATACTTCTATTGCTGGCTTTTCTAGTAGTCCAACTTTTGGTCTAACTGCAAATCAAATAGCAGAGCTAGGGGCTGCTTGGTATACAGAATACACTTGGTTTACAGGACCTGTTCAATACAGTTGGCCTGTGGCTGTTGGTGATCCATATGGTGTAGGTGGTGCAAATGGTGGTTTGATGCAACATAGAATAGATGGTAGTAAATGGAACGGTTCTGATGGTAACGCTGACTATAAAGTGGCTGATAAACACGGTTGGAGTGATAGACAAAGAGTAAACAACACTGTCTGGTTTATAGATGCTGGACCTTACAAAGGTAAACTTCCAGGTATAAACAAGTATTATAATTGGTATCCTAGACAAACTCAATGGATGAACGTTGATCGAGCTAGCGCGATAGACTATGAAGATTTTAGTAGAAACGTAGCTTCAACTGGAGCTTCTCAACCTTTAGCAGGAACAGGTTTGTCAAGAGGAGCTGTAACAGATTTTAATAAAGGAGTTGAAACAGATGGTTATAATGGTCAAATAGATATTAGTTGGGGTGGAATTTTTCATAATCAATCAATACAAAACGATTCAGACAACGGTGTTATTGATGATGTAGATGGCTATGGCGCTTCGTATGATGGCTCTGGTATGATAGATGAGTTTTGGAACGCTGGAGTTACTTCTATTAATTCAACTACAAATCCTGAATACACAAACTCTGGACACACAGATTTTACGAATAACTTTTTTGAAGGCATGAAGTTTAGGTTTACAGAAGATCCTTCAAGCGAAGTTTATACTGTTAATCGTGTTCAATTAAACGGTCATCTTAGACATACCGTGGGTGATGGCTCTAGACTTTCTTCTGTTCCTTCTGCTTATGGTCCAAGATATACTAACATTTCTCTTTTAGCTCCTTTAAGACAAGAAATTTATGCTGGTGATGGCTGGAGATCTGATTCAGATCTACCTTTTGGTACTAGTAGTGGAAATATACCTAACTTTCCATATTATAACGAAAGGTGGGAAAGTAATTTATGGGCTGGTCAAGTAGCAGAACAGTTTTCTCCAAACTTTACAACTAACTCTAGATTAAGGTTTCAAAATAGTAGTGGTGACGGTGCTATAGGTTGGAATCCAATAGGAGCTTATGGAGGTATACCAGGTGGTTTAAAAATATCAATAAATCAATCGTCTGCAAACGCTGCACAAGCATCAAACGCAACTGGCTGTATTGTTTCTGTTGATAGTTTGTCAGGTGCAGACGAAAACACCGGTGATCAACATACTATTAAAGTAGGTATGATATTAACAAGTTATAATGATGGTGGTGAAGTTTTAGATGGAGGTGCTGATTTAGCTGATACCGATCCTCCTTTAATTATTTATAAAATAGAAGATCAAGGTGCATATTTTGATGTTTTTTTAACTGGATATGCACAACCTTGTATTGGAAGTCAGATTACTACTATTAGAGATACTAACGATTTAAATACTAGAACAGTTTTAGCACATCGCATGTTTTCTGTTACTCCAAATGCTGGCGAAGCTTTAGTTTTTGAACAACCAACATACAATGGTTTAAGCCAGTATTCTGCAAATAGAATTAATAGTTATTTTGCAACTTTAGGACAGCATACAGGTGTTGGTCTATTTGACCCTTTGTCTGGACACGAAGAAGCAGTGCCAGTTATTATGCCAGTTGTTTACCATTTAGAAATATTAGAAGAAATACCAAGTGAAGAGTACATTCCTACTAATCCAGCTATATGGGAAACGGAACCACAAGACAATACGCCGCTAGATATTTATTATGAAGCTAGTGGGTATCATCCTTTAAGATTAACTGTTGATACAATGCCAATAGCAATACCACTTGGTTCTGATATAAGTCATACTGGTAATCCGGTTTCGTTTGCATTTACTGATCAAGCTATTATTACTGGTTATGGTTTTCACACTTCTGATGAAGCTCTTGCTAACGACTCTAATTATGTTGGAACTGCTGGATTTTTTATTACTCTAGCATTAAAGTTTGCTGGTAGTTTTCCTTTAGTTGGCAGCCAATATATAGATGTTGGTTCTAGTTTTGATGTTACTAGACCTGATGGTACTATAGTAAGATTAACAATTAAAGGTTATTTTGATATAGATGCTGATAGTAGAGCTTCAAGTTTTTATATAGAAGAAGATTTACATGGCCCAGAAACTTCTTATATTTTAAATTGGCACAACTGTTTTTCTTTTGGTAATGGAGTGGAGTCTAACAGAATTAGAGATGGTTTTAATTTAAGCAAAATAACTAACGGAGTAAAAGCTTCTACAACTTTAGAATACTCTACAGCAAACTACTACAAAGAAGAACATAGAAAGCATGGCTTAATATATTCTGGTATATATAACGATATTGGTGGTGTTAATAATTTAAATCAATTTATTACAGCTGAAAAAATAACTAAAGACTTAAATCCTACTTACGGTAGTATACAAAAACTTTACAGTAGAGACACTGATTTAATAGCCATGTGTGAAGATAAAGTATTGCAAATACTAGCAAATAAAGATGCTGTATTTAATGCTGATGGTAATCCTCAATTAGTAGCAACAAATAGAGTTTTAGGCCAAGCAAGACCTTTTGTTGGTGAATATGGTATATCTAAAAACCCTGAAAGTTTTGCTTCAGAATCTTATAGAGTTTATTTTGCAGATAAAGTTAGAGGAGCTATAATAAGACTTTCAAAAGACGGTTTAACAGCTATATCTGACCACGGTATGAAAGATTGGTTTAAAGATAATTTAAAACTAAGCAAAAAACTAATAGGTAGTTACGATGATTCAAAAGGTGAATATAATATTACTGTTTTAGACACCGAAAAAACAGTTTCGTTTAAAGAAAACACTAGAAGTTGGGTTAGTTTTAAATCTTTTACACCAGAAAACGCTATTAGCTGTGCTAATAAATATTTTACAATGAAAAACGGTTGGTTGTGGCAACATCATTATGATAATAATACAAAGTTACCACAATTTAAAAGAAATACTTTTTACTTTAGACATATAGTAGTTGAGCATATAGATCACCCTAATCAACCTGAAAATCCAGGTAAATATTTCTTTTTTGATCAGCAAAGATTTATAGATAATTTACACGTTGATACTTTACAAACTCTAGGTAATCCTACTGACATACAAGACTTTATAGGTGTTGTAAGAGTTTATAGAAATAACATTATGATACATGATGCTATTGATGTAAAGTTATGGTCAAAAGAAGATCAATACTCTGTTTTAGGATTAGCCTATGGAAGAATAGAGACTGGAGGTTCTAATCCTGGTGATTGGCAAGTTGGTGATGTAATTGTTTTTTATGAGTTTTTACGAAGCGATAGTAATGATAATAACTTAATACCACAAGGTTTTGATGATAGTTTTGATAATATAAGTGCTTTTTATAATGAAACAATGAACAATCATTTTGATAAATATGTTAGTTCAAGTTTTAACGTGCTTTTAAATGAAGCGCCAAGCTCTATAAAATCTTACAACACTTTAAGTTACGAAGGAAGTGAAGCGCTTAAAAAAGATAAACTAGCTACAGTACATAGTATTAATTTTCCAGAAGATGCACAGCTTAATGGCCAATTCTTTTTCTTAAACGAAATAGAATTTAACATACTTGTTGAACAAACTAACACTGTTTTAGAAAAAATTCCAGATGAAGAAACGTTAGCTGGTGATTCAACTACTCAAGTTTTACAATACAATAGTGATGACGAACTTATTTGGCAAGGAAAAATAAGATTATTTAAAAACGAAGACATAGGTTTTTATGGCTCAAGACTATCAAATCCTTTGCCAGGTCAATTTAACGTAACAGACTATATAACATTACACGAAGTTAAAAAAGGTTGGCACGTTACCGATTTTAAAACTGATCAGCAAAAAGGTAGTTTAATAAACTTTGTTAAAAAAGAAAATAAATGGTTTAATTATATTAAAGGAACTAAAAGAGAAGAGCTAGTAGAAATTAATTATGCGGATGGTAATGTAAGGTCTACTTTCCCTGCTTTAACTAGCTTTGAAGAATCTAGCGTTCAAGGTATTGGTAATTTAAAAAGTTATTCTTTAAATGTTATGGAGTTTGAAAGCAGAATAAATAGCGCTTTACAAATTGGAGACACTGTATATTATCAAAATACAAATCCAAGTGTAGACAATAGTTTACAACCAAATCAAATTATAGCCTTTGGAGTAGTAACTGAAATAACAGAGTTTACAGTAACAGTTAACGAAGCTATATTTGGTGATCCAATAAGTCCTACTGATGATATGTTTATTTTGTTTACAAAAAATAATAACATAAACTCTTCTAGCTTATTAGGATATTATGCTGATGTAAAGTTTGAAAATAATTCTTTAGAAAAAGTTGAGTTATTTTCAGTTGGGTCTGAAATAACAGAAAGTAGTAAATAAAAAAAATAAATTATGTCATATCACACACCACAACCAGCAAGCTCAGGTGAACAGCCTGCTCTACCACAAGTAGGTGCAGGTACCGTAAGTGCTAATGCTCCAGCGCAAAGCTCAAGCTATATGTTTTTAGGAAAATCTAAGAAAGCACCTCTTGGATATCACTATATGCCAAATGGTGATTTAATGTCAGACATAGAGCATATTGAAAGGTTTGGTGGTAAAAAACTACAAATAAAAGAATTTATTATAGACACATCTCCTATAAGTAGACATGTTCCTGGAACAAAACGTTTTACAATAACATCTGATCCTGGTGCTGTTTTTTCTTTATGGATTAAAGACGTTACTCAAAACAAATTTTATAATTTTAAGACAAGCACTTTTGAATCTACAGAAAATTATTTATCAAGACAAAGAATTAACGCTGGTACATATACTGGTATAATAAAGTTTCCAGAAACAAAAGCTACCTCTATACAATACGAGTTTATACTATTAGCAGACTATACTTCAGCTACAATACATGCGCCTTATGTGGAATTTAGAAATCCAGATGGAAGTATAGATGTTAATAGATCTTTAGGTTCAGATTCACTTGTTTTAACGAAAAAAATACAATCAACACAAGCTCAAACACTAACAATATCACCTATTTCAGTTAGTGGCAACGCGGGTTTTAGTAGCGCAACTTTTACTACAACGGCAAAAAGAGATAATTTTGGTGGTAGCATAAGTAAACTACCTTTTACTCTTACAGTAACAACTGCTAATGGTAGCGCTGTTAAAATAGATAGACAACCTAATATTAGTGATTTTGCTGGTAGATTAACAGCTGGCATACAAGCAAGACTACCAGTTGAAGCTGCCGTAGCATTTTTTACAAATGAAACTAGTTTTACAGGCAATGATAATAGTACTATTGCTACCGCTAGAAGTACAGACACAGTAGCTGGGGCTGTTTCTGGTGGAACCACAATAACTATGGATACTAATGTTGCTGATAAAATGAAGGTTAACGATAGAGTTACAGGAACTGGAATATCATCTTCTTCAATTGTAAGAGTTGTCGAACTAAACCCAAGTGGAAGCAATGCTAAACAGTTTACTGTTACAGAAGCTGTGACTGTAGGCGATGGAGTTACTTTATCTTTTACGCCTGCTCATTCTTTTAAATATTCTTCTACAAGTAATTTAGCTTATGTACCTATAGGTGCACAAATAGTAGGAACAGATGCTACTTCTATAGCTTTGTTAACTAATACTTCAGGTATAATATCATCATCAGTTACTGAAGTTGAATATCAAGATAATTTAGTAGATGTTGTAGACGATACTACTAAAATACCTAGCGCAAACAGTAATGGTGGTAATTTAACTTTTAGTAATAAACTACCTATAGACGTTGAAGGTGACGATTTTTATTTTTATGGTTATGGGCCAGGTTCTATAAACACTATTACTGGCTATGGCATTGAAATAACAGATTTAAAAGCAGAATTAACACCAGTTTCAACTACAGTAACTTCTAGTAGTGGAACTAGTTTAGGAGTAACTAGTGGCCGTGGTATAATGGATGATGTTTCTATTGTGAGTAGTCCAAACATGAACGCAGCGGTAGCAAACCCTACAGTAACTAACATAGGTAGTTATAATGAAAGCTCTGCACAAACAGCAACTTTAACACTAAGCTCTTCACAAACTTTAGAAGTTGGTGAAACAGTAACTTTTGAAAGAGCTGGACAAACTGTTACTATAACTGGTAATATAAAAATAAACAACGTTGGAAGAAGCGATACAATATACTTAGATATAGATAACTTTTTAACAGCTACTGTAGAAACAGCGTAAGTAAAAAAACAGTGAAAACTGTGATTATATAAAATATAAAAAAATAAAATAAGTAAATTATGAAGAAAAAATCACCATTAAAAGGCTGGGGAGTTGCTTTAAAAATAGGCGCTTCTTTACTTGGTGCTTATAGCGCATATAAAGGTAGAAAACAAGCTAGACGTCAGTTTAGAGCTGCTCAAGAAGAAAGAAGAGCGCAAATGGAAATTTTAGAACAAGAAAAACAAGCATATAGAGATTTTCAAATAACAAATCCTTTCGCTAATATGGATAATCCTTTTTCTAGTTTACAAACAGATTTTCAACCTTTACAAACTGGTCGTTCTTTTCAAAATGTCTTTGCTGGTGGTGAAAATCCTTTCGAAGATTTAACTGTTAATCAACAGCAAGCGCAGTTTCAAGCACAGCAAGGAGCTAGACAAAGAGCTAATATATTGTCAGGTTTAAGAGAGGCTGCTGGTGGTAGTGGTATAGCTCCTTTAGCTCAAACATTAGCTAATCAAGGTGCTTTACAAGCCCAACAAATATCAGCATCTATAGGACAGCAAGAGGCTCAAAACCAAAGATTACAAGCTCAAGGAGCGATGGACTTGCAAAGACAAGAAATGTTAGGTGCTTCAGAGCAACAGAAATTAGCTTTTCAGCAAGACCAAATAAACTTAAGAGCTGCTGAAAGAGCAAGAGCTTTAGGTATAGATAGAGAAAATTTACTTGCACAAATGCAACTTAAAACAGATTTAGCAGAAAGAGAAGGTGATAGAATGGTGCAGGAAGCTGAAATGAGTAGACTAGCTACTATTCTAGGTAGTACAATGGGTACGGCTGCAGGAGCACAACAAGCAGAGCAAATGTCAGCTTACAATAGAGCCGCTCAAAACCAAGCTTCTAATCAAATGTTTGTTAGCGCTTTAACAGGTTTAGCTGATTCTGGTATATTTGGCGAGGGATAAAATTAAATAAATTAATAAAAAATAAAAAATGTCATCATTATTTGGAAAAGCAGATCCGTCTTTAGTAGCAGCATCCTTTAAATTAGGACAAGCTGGTGTACCTCAAGACATGTCTAAAATTTATGAAGCGCAAGCAGAAAACTTTGATAATTTTATAAAAGGTATTGATAAAGTGTTTGATAGCATATACGCAGATTATAACACTACTAATGACTTAATAGCAGATCAAGGTAAAAAAGTTTTAGACGTTTTAGAAACAGGTAATACACCAAATGAAGAAGCTTTATCACAACACGAAACATATGTACAAGGTTTTAAAGATAGATTAAAACAAATAAATACAGATTTTGGTAAAGGTAAAAAAGGTAATTTAGAAAGATCTAAGTTAAGAGCTGAGATAAATAGATATGCTAATAGCATTAAGGATGAAAATGAAATGTTTGTTAACATGAACGAAAATGCTGCTAATAGTAACTTACTTTATGACTTAGGTGATGAAAAAGCAAAAGTTTTTGCGGCTATACAAGGGGATTATATAAACGGTACTAACAATGCAAAGTCTGAAATAATAAATGGTGTTAAAACTTATAGTATACCTGGTGTTGATCAAAAACTAACAATGACAGAAATAAATAAAGCTTTAACTAACTATGATCCTAAGCATTTAACAACTTTACAAGGTTATTTTAATGAGTTGCAAGAAACAGGTGCTAAAACTGGAAAACAATTAACGAAAGGAGATGTAGATAGTTTTGTAAATAAAATTAAATCTAATATAACTAGTGATGCTGAAATAAGAAATGCTGGAAAAGCAAAATTTGAAGGTATGGATCATAGTTTTGAAGAAGTTTTAACTGGTAGATCAAAAGATAAAAGTCAGTTAGAAAAAATATATTTTGAGTTAGTTGATTTAGGAGGTGTTGATCTTGATAATGATGGTAATATTGATGAAACAGATATGACATTATTAGAAGAAGCTAGAAAAGCAGGTAAAGTTTACACAAACGCAGAAAATGGATACTCTTTAATAGACGCTATAAGAAAAGACAAAAGAATATATAGAGACTTAATGGTAGATTATTTTAAAGACAATGCTGTTGGCGCTTATTATGGTAAAGGTTTAGAAATATATAAAGGTAAGCAAAGACTTTTAGGCGCAAATAAAAATCCTTTTGGTAGTGACCAAATAGCTTTTACTCTGCAAGATGAAAAAGGTAAAAACGTAACAACATATAAATCAGCAGCAGATAGACTAACACAAAGAAACGCTGTGCTTAATTTTATTCCTTTTGCAGGTATTTTAGGTACTTACACTCCAGATAAAAAAAGAGGCGGTTATATTATTAATGGTGAATTTAAAACTAGGTTTGACGTTATGTTAGACGAAAAGCTTAATTTAAGTGGTGATAAACCAATTAATTTTGGAGGTACAGCAATTAAACAAAAAGAAATACCTACTTATGTACCACCAGGTACAGAGCGTGGTGCTGGAGAAGGCCCTTTAAGCAATGAAGAAATAGAACGAAGAAGAAAAGAAGAAGAAGTTAGAACTTTCCCTACGAGTTTACCACCAAGTATTTTTAGAAAATAATAATATGGAGTTATACAACACAGTTGATGGTCAATTTAATGTAAAACCTGAAGATTTACAGGCTTTTTTACAACAGTATCCTGATGCAAAAAAATCAGGTAGTGAAAAAACTACTATTAGTAGCTCAAAACCTGAAGTTGTTGGTGAAGTAAAAAAAATAGCAGCACCTGTTAATTTACGTGGTTTACAATATCTTGTAGATGCAATTGTTGGTTTAGAAGATATAAAATCTGGTGTTGTAGGTGTTGCTGATGCTGCATACATGAAACTTGCTGGGTATTCTAGAGAAGAGCAAGAAGCTGCTAAAAAAGTTAGAGACATTATTGGCCCTTCGTTTATTCCAGGAACTCCTAAAAAACAATTAGAAGTATTAGACGTGCTTACTTCTCATAAATATATTGATGAAACTGGTAGAGAGTTAGATGTATCTGATTTAGCTAGAGAAAAAGAGTGGGGTAAAATGGGTGAATTAGGCTTTCAATATGCCGCTAGCTCTGCTCCAAGTATTGCTATAAGTATGGCAGGAGCTCCTGGTGTAGCTATACTAGGTCTTTCTACTGCTGGTAATACTTACTTTGAAGATTTAGCAAATAGACCAGATGAATCTGTTGAAGATATAACATACAATGCTTTATTAGCTGGTTTTTCAGAAGCTGGTACAGAGCTTCTTGGCGGTAGATTTCTTAGAGGTTTAGGTGATGTAGCGGCTAATGCTAGCGGTAAAGCTCTTGAAAAAGCGGCTAAAGAATATACTGAAGGTTTTGGTAAAAGTGTATTTAAAAATATATTTAAAGGTGGTGCTCATGAGGCTTTTACAGAATCATTAAACTCTGTAATACAAGAAACTGGTAATGTTGTTTTGTATGATGACGAGGTAGACAAAAGAAAATACATGGATGGTATAATAAATTCTGCTCTACCTGCTTTTATGTTAGGTGGTAAAGGTGGCGCTTTTGCTACGCTTAACAACAAAAACAAACAAAATTTATATAAATTTGTTGCTCCAAACGATTGGAAACAAGGTTATTTTGCTACAGGTAAAAAAATAGACGATACTATAAGAGATGTAAGAAGAGCAAAAACTCCTAGTCAAAAAAAGAAGTTACAAAAAGAATTAGATGCTTTAATTAAAATAAGAGATAAAAAAGTTGCAGATTTAACACAAAGTTTTGATAATATGACAGACAAAGAGTTTGTAGATTATGCTAAAAACTTAGATAAAATAAACGAAAACAACGCAATAATAAATAATAAAAAGTTTAGTGAAACAAATCAAGAAAAAGCTGAAAAAGAAAACTTAAAACTAATACAAGAAAACTTTGATTTGGTTGGTAAAGAATACACGGCTGATAATATTGCTGTAGAAAAAATAATTGGAGAAGCGTTAAAAGCTTCTGAAATAATTGAAAAAAGATTAAAGAAGTTAAAAGGTATAAACAGAGAAGATTTAGAAGTAAAAATATTAGAAAACCAAGAACAAGTTGATAAGCTTATAGAAGAAGGTGACACTAATTTTGATGAAAAAGCTGATGGTATGTTTGTTGGTAAAAACAAAAAAGGCAAAGCTCAAATATACATAAACAAACAAGTTGCTAATCTTGAAGGTGCAACTAATGTTGTTGGACACGAGCTTTTACACTACATGATCTCAAGACAGTTTAAAACTGACAATGCTTCTATGAAGCCATTAATAGATGATTTAAAATCTTATTTACAAAAAAACCACGGAGACGTGTATAATAGAGTTCAGCAAAGAATAGATAAATTTTATACTGATGAAAATGGTAATATTAAAGAAGGTGCTTTAGAAGAGTATATAGAAGTTTTTTCAGATTTAATATCTAAACAAAAAATAGATTTAAAAGATGCTGAATCAAAAGGGTTAAGAGGTAAGTTTGATGAAGTTTTGTTAGGTTTTGGTTTAAAAGATGTTAAAATAGAAACAGCACAAGATTTAGTAAAATTTATAAACAATTATACTAATAACATAAATAGACAAGGCTTGTTAGGAAAACTCATGGGTACTAAAATATTAGATGCTAGAATAGAGTCTTCTAAATTACAAGACATTGATGAAACCGAAGTACAACAGCCTTCAAAAGCATCTAGATCAAAAGCTGTTGATGCTGTAAACGAAATAGAACAAAAGCTAAAAAACAAATTAAAAGCAGAAGGTAAAGATTATACTAAAGACGAGTTTCAAAAAAGTAATGAGTTTAATAGTATATTTAGATCTATTAATCTTGATAACGGACCTATAAATAACTATATTAAAAGTTTAGGCATGAGTCCTGCTAAAACTCAAAAAACTATAGAATCTGTTAGTGATAGGTTATTAAAATACAACCCACAAGCTGAAAGAAAAACTGATAGTAAAAAAGAAATTACTATTGGTGAACGTATTATGTCTGATACTCAGTTTGCTAAATTAGATGCAGCTAGAGACTTAGCTATAGAAACAAAAAGAGAAACACCTACTGATATAGGTGAAACAACAAAAGAAGGTGATGTTAAACTCCAAGTTGCAGCAGAGCCAGACACACAACAAGAAACGCTTGAAACAGAAGATATATCACCACAAGCAGAGGCTAGAAGAGCAGCTGAAAAAGCTAAAGGTAAACAAAAAGTTGAATCTGAGTTTAGAAGAAAAATAGGTATTGAAACAGATAGTGATTTATATAATAAAATTTTAAATACTGCTCGTAAAGCTTTATTAAGAGCCTACGAAACAGGTAAAACTGTTAGGCAAATACAAAGGGATTTAAGAGATGAAGCAAATTTATATTTATTTAAAGACATTAAAAACTTTTTAGGTACTAAACAGTATGTTAGTAATTTAAATAAGTTTAGAGAGCCTATAATGAAAGTTATGTTTACTTCTGATTTAGTGCAAATGGAAAGAGAAGTTGCTGACGATAAAAAAGTGTTTACTAAATTTGTTAAAAAACTAACAACATTAAAAGAAGTTGAAGACGCTGTAGAAAAAAGATTGTTACCACCTAGTGCGTTAAATAGTTTTAAAAGAGATAAGTCAGTAAATTTATATGAAAAAGCAAATCCTACTGAAAAACAATTTTTATCATTTTTTGATATACCAACTATAAATCCTGCTACAGGTATAAGGTCTGGTAAGCGTGGTACTAGAAAAGATCAATTAGCTAAATACATATCTGGCGCTTTAACATATGATGCTACACTAGAAGTTGCTCAAGAACCTGAAATAGAACAAAAAAGAGCTGATATAGCAGAGTTAAAAGGAGAGGTTTTAGCTAAAGATGATTTACAACAATTAGCTGTTGCTATAGAAAGAGATCCTAGTGTTAGATTTAGCATAAATATACCTAACGCTAATAAAGGTATTGATATAATATATGGTAAAGGTAAAGATGATGGTTTTATGGGTAAAAACTTTCAAAAGTTTTTAGATGATAAAAACATTGAAGGTCGAGATAAAAAACACGCTATTGATGAATATTTAAAAAGACAAGCTGAAGTATTTGAAATAAGTAGCGATGCAATAAGCATACAAGAATTAAATAAAATAAAATCAAAAATACCTACTTATAGAAAATACGAATTAATAGCTAAAAGAAGACTTGCTAACATTTTTAAAAATTCTGGCTTAACAAAAGAAGGTTATGTAGTTGAAAAACTTTCTGAAAAAGATAATAATCCTGACATTAGAGTAACAAAAGATGGTAAAACTGTTTTTGCTATAGAAATAAAAGGTAATACAGCTAGAGGAATATCAGTTACTTTTAATTATAAAGGTAAAAAAGGTTTAGAAAAAAGTACTGTAAAAGAAGAAACAGAAAACTATAACAAAAAAGAAAGTTTATTAATTAAAAACTCAAACAAAGTTTTTGAAAAAATGATAAACGCTGTTGAAAAAACAATTGGCAAAGATGGCTATAGATACACTCAGTTTGGTAATTTACAATTTACTTTAGAAGCTGTTGATTTAATAAAAAGTAAAGGTATACATTTAGACATGTACAACTCTATAGAGTTTATAACTACTGCCGATGTAGCTAATTCTTATCAACAAAAAAAAGGTAAAGATGGTAGTTTAAAACCTAGTCACGCTATAGACATGGGTAATGCAGGTATGTTTGCAATGAGCAATGAATCTGATTTACAGTTAGAAGGTTTAAATAATTTTTCAGATCAAAATGTTCCTATTGCTTTAACAGCAAGAGTTTCTTTTGGTCGTAAAAATAAAGCAGGTACACATAGAACTATTTCTGTTAGAGTAGAACCTCAACTTAATTCTTTGTTTTTTCAAAAACAAAACGTTAGTTTAATAAATAAATCTGGAAATAAAAATATTGAAGTAAAAAATATTAAACCAAAACTAAAAACTGTTGGTGAAAATATAATTAAATCTTCAAGAAAAAAAGTTGCTAGTTATTCTAAATCAAAAGGAGCTAGTATATTTGATTTTGACGAAACTGTAGGTGTAAGTGAAAATTTTGTAATAGCTAAAAAAGGTAATATAACAGAGAAAATACCTTCTAATGAATGGCCACTTGTAGGCGAAACACTAAAAGAACAAGGTTATGAGTTTGATTTTACTGATTTTAATAGAGTAACAAAAGGCAAACCTGGTCCTTTATTACAAAAAATGAAAAATCAAATTAAAAAATATGGACCTAAAAACGTATTTATACTTACAGCTAGAGCACCTGAAAGTCAAACCGCAATACACGAGTGGTTAAAATCAGAAGGTGTTAACATACCTTTAGAAAATATTACAGGTTTAGGTGATAGTACTGGTGAAGCAAAAGCTATGTGGGTACTTGATAAATATGCTAACGAAGGTTATAATGACATGTATTTTGTTGATGATGCTATGCAAAACGTTACTGCTGTACAAAATGTTTTTAATCAACTTGATATTAAAGGTAAAGCTGTTCAAGCTAAAGTTAAGTTTAGCGAATCAATGAACAATAAGTTTAATGATATATTAGAAGAAGTTACTGGTATTGAAACTCAAAAGCGTTTTTCAGATATTAAAGCTAGAAAACGTGGCGAAAGTAAAGGTAAGTTTAGATTTTTTATACCGCCTTCACATGAAGACTTTATAGGCTTATTATATAACTTTATGGGTAAAGGCAAGCAAGGTGATAGTCACAGAGACTTTTTTGAACAAGCTTTAGTTAGACCTTTAAATAGAGCGTATAGAGAAATAGATACAGCTAAACAAGCTATAGCAAATGATTATAAGGCTTTAAACAAAGAGTTTTCTGATATAAAAAACAAGTTAACAAAGAAAACACCAGATGGTGATTTTACTTTTGAAGATGCTATAAGAGTTTATTTATGGAACAAACATGGTCACGATATACCAGGTTTATCACCTACAGATCAAAATAATTTAGTAGACTTAGTTGTTAATGATGCTAATTTAAGAAATTATGCAGACCAAGTAGATATTATATCTAAACAAGAAACATATGTAGAGCCAGGTAAAGGATGGGAAGGTGGTAACATAAAAACAGATTTAATAGACGCCACTGGTAAAGTTGGTAGAGCAAAGTACTTTACTGAATTTAATGAAAATGCTGAAATACTATTTTCTGAAGAAAATTTAAATAAAATTGAAGCTGCTTATGGTGCTGATTTTAAAAGCGCATTAGAAGACATGTTGTATAGAATTGGTACTGGTATTAATAGACCAAAAGGTCAACATGCTACAACAAACAAGTTTATGAACTATTTAAACGGTTCTGTAGGTACAGTAATGTTCTTTAATGTTAGATCTGCAATATTACAGCAAATGTCTATTGTTAACTATATTAATTTTGCTGATAATAATATGTTTGCTGCTGCTAAAGCTTTTGCTAATCAAAAACAATATTGGCAAGATTTTGCTTTTATATTTAACTCTGATATGTTAAAACAAAGAAGAGGTGGTATTGGTACTGATATTAATGGTAACGATCTTGCACAAGCTGTAGCTGGATCTAAAAACCCAACTAAAGTAGCTATAAGTTATCTTTTAAAGTTAGGTTTTTTACCTACGCAAATTGGTGATAACATTGCAATTGCTACAGGTGGTGCTACTTTTTACAGAAACAGAATTAATAAATATGTAAAAGATGGTTTAAGTAAAAAAGAGGCAGAAGCTAAAGCTTTTACAGACTTTCAAGATTTAACACAATCAACTCAGCAGTCATCAAGGCCTGATATGACATCACAACAACAAGCTAGTTGGATAGGTAAGTTAGTGTTAAACTTTCAAAATATTACGTCACAGTACAATAGAATAATTAAAAAAGCCGCGTTAGATATTAAAAATAGAAGAATATCTCCACCTTATACTAGTAACACTCAAAGTGATTTAGGTAATTTATCTAAAATACTATACTATGGTGGTATACAAAATGTTATATTCTATAGTTTACAAACAGCTTTATTTGCTGTTATGTTTGATGACGATGAAGACGAAGATCAAGTATTAAAGAAAAGGGAAAGAGTTATACAAGGTAGTATTGACTCTATATTACGAGGCGCTGGTATATATGGTGCTGTTGCTTCTACTTTAAAAAATACTATTATAAAGTTCAAAGAACAAAGAGAAAAAGGATACAACAAGGATGAAAGCGCTGTTATAATGGAATTATTAAACTTTTCACCTGTTGTGGGTATTAAAGCTAGGCAAATAGTTAATGCTGAAAAAACACTTAATTATAATGAAAATGTTATAAGTGAAATGGAGACTTTTCAAGCTGATAATCCACAATGGTCAGCTGTAACTAATTACACGCAAGCTTTAACTAATTTTCCAGCAAACAGATTATATCAAAAAAGCATAAATATGCGTAATGCTCTTGATAAAGACTACACTAACTTTCAAAGAGTAATGTTTTTTAGCGGTTACACAACTTGGAGTTTAGGTTTAGGTGATAGTGAAGCTGTAATAGAAGCTAAAGAAAAAATTAAAATAAATAAAGCAAATCAAAAAAGAAAAAGTAAACGTAAAACGTTTAAAGGCAAAAAATTTAAAGGTGGAACTTTTAAATAAAAACTAAAAAATTAAAAAAATAAGTGATTATATAGCAATGGTGAAAAGACTAATAATACTGCTACTATTAATATCTAATATAGTAGTG